GAGCACTGTACTTAGAGATATCCTCTTTTCCTTCGATAGCTGCTCTTCTTACACTCTCCCAATCAACTGTTTTCTTAGGATAAGCTGCTGCAATTAATGGCTTATTCATTGCTAACATTCTGATTACCGAATCTGGCTCGAATTCAATATCTGCATCTATGAACATTAGGTGAGAGCAATCACTCTCTAGAAACATTGCTGTTAAGATATTTCTAGCTCTAGGCACTAGGCTCTCATTTCTAAGAGTAGTGATTCTGTAGTTAATCTTGTAATGATTTAGAGCTTGAGTAAGCCTAAACATTGATAAGAAAAACTGATCTGTTAGCTGTCCACCATAACATGGAGTTGCAAAAAACAGGTTGTGTTTCTGCAGTTCTTCAATGTTTATGTGCATCTGCCCCGGATTATTTGGGTCAGGTGTTACAGAGGGTTTACCGTTAGGTATCATCTCTGCTAGTTTTGATACCTTACCCATTAATTAAGATCCTCTACTCCTTCTGGTGATAGAGAATTGTCAGTTATAGTGCTAAACAACATGGTGTTGTCTAGTAGCCACTTCTTCTGCTCTTCGTAAGTTGGGCGCTTATACATCTTTGATACTTCGTAAAGCTCAATAGCACGTTCTTCTGCAGTCAGTGCCTTGCTTGTTCTAGCAGGTACACAGGTATACTTTACGTTCTGAGGAAGAGGACCTGTCTTCTCTTTCTTGATTGTGATGTCATATCCCTTTTCTGGGTCTGCGGGGTTACCATATTCTGGGTTACGAGCATAGTCTACAATTTGCTTGTAAATAGTTGCTTTGACGTCAAATAGCTTGACTTTACCATCGCTTCTGTCTAGTACGTTACAGACATAAGCGAACTGTGGCTTTTCAGAATAGATATCTGGAGGTAGTTCCTTCATTGGGTCTTTTGCATTACTGTCAAAAGATTCTGACTGACGGTTGAACTGTAGGCATTCTACCGGCATCTTCTTTCCCTCTTTAGTGATTACCCAGTAAACGTAACGAGGAAGAACTTCTCCCACGAATCTAACCTTAGTATCTCCTACTATTGTTAGACGCTCGATTACCTTGCGATCTCCTTTTGTTTCTTTTTTAGCCTGATCCCATGCTACCATTTGTTGTTTCTCCTTTTTTATATTGGTTTAAATGTGTAAGTTCTGGTATGAACCATAGTTTTTGATCTTTATGTTTTAAGTAAGGATTATCCCAGTATTTATCATCTAGATAAGTTTCTGGAATATATAAATTTTTATTATTTATGGATCTTTGACTCAGTGCATAAATATATACAATTTTATTGTAGACAGATTCTTTATCGTTTAGCCAATCGAAATTGACTAAATAACATTGAGGTTCTGTAGTTACATAGTTGTTAATAATCCCAAAGAGACTTTTAACTATATGTCTTTTCCTATATAAAACTTGAGGTATATGATCAATGTTAAGTCTGGAGAGCAATAAACTCTCCGAAGAACTTATAATTGAATTATATCCTTTACTAAGAGCATAAGTCAATGTAATTATACCTTCCGGTACATTATCACTGCGCGACTTTAACTCGTACCAATTAAAATGCTTCAATCGGTTTAAATCCCTTGATCAGATACCACTGAACTCTCTTAGATTGCTGTGCCTGAACTATGTGTCCTTTTAGCCAAAAATCTACGATTAGTGGATCTTTTTTATCTGGATGTAACCTAATAATTCTTCCTACTCTCTGCTCTAGTTTAATAGGATTATTATTAGGACAAGTTAAAAATATTGTATCTAGACGGTGACAACTAATTCCTTCGTCAAATATCTTAGTGGTGAGAATAGCTTTTACTTCTTTTCCAGCAGAGTTTAGTATTTTATCTCTTTCGGTTTGCGGAGTTTCTCCAATCAAAAGTTTACTATCTGGAATTAGTTTTAATAGTTCTTTTAGCATACCTACTCGTTCTGACAGAATTAATAAGCATCTACCTTCGGCTATTTTCTCTTTAGCTTTTTCTGCGACTAAGTTTAAATACTTGGGATTTTCTCCTAGTTCAGATAACCTAGCAGTCCAATCTCTATTGATATTGAATATCATAAAAGGTATATCTGATTTAACTATTTCAAAATGGCAATCTGCCAATTTTCTACTATCTTTAGCGACTACTAACTTATCTCCAAAATAATCTGGTAATACTAAATGGTGACCATCTTTTCTAGCAGGAGTTGCAGTAATCGCAATCTTATACTTAGAATTTATATTATTTACAGTTTCCGAGAAGGTTTCGGCTGGGCACAGATGTGCCTCGTCTACTATCACTAGGGAAAATTCGTTCTTTATAGCTTCTATATTATTGTTGGCGCTTTTATAGATAGCAACCGTTATAGGTTTAAGATTAAACTTACCATCGCCTATCATACCAATTTCTTGATTTGGTATTAACTTTTTCAGTTCTTCTATCCACTGATAGAACAGTAGCTTAGTGTGCACTATAATTATAGTAGTAAGACTTGCTTCTGCTATGAGATTGCACGCTGCAAAAGTCTTTCCCCATCCACACGGTGCCTGTAGTAGCCCAGAGTTAAGCCCTCTCATACCTATTCCATTTGGAAAAAAAGGCCTGATAGCTTCTAACTGCTCAGGCCTTAATTTACCATTAAATTCTAGTAGAGGTTCAATTTCTTTTTTTATGCGTTCATCTTTTAAGTTTTCTACTTCTAGCTTAAATATAGAATTACTAGGGACTAAATAATAGTTATCAATCTCTTCAATAGATGAAAAGAATTCATCTCCGTAATTATAGAGATATAGAGATTCAAAATCACTTATATCTTCTATGTCATCTTTGCAGATTCTTAACTTTTCATTTATTGTAGCGTTTTTTATCTTCATAGGTTTATGTATTCACTAATCTTTGTATCATAGGTAAACTGATAGATAACCCATTCATAATCAATGTAGAGTAGTATTACTTTTAGTACGTCTAAATCAGCATTTTCTAAGTCTACAGTTTTATGTATTTTTAACGGATAGCTAACATAATTTACCCAAATTAGTTCTTCTTTAATTTTTCTAATTCTTGCTAGTTTTGTTGGAAATCTTTCTTTATTTACTAAATCAAATACTTTACCAGTACTATCTACACCCCAATAAACTTTGGCATTCAATAGTTCAGTTAAATTTCTACAAGTAAACTCAAAAGATACTCTAGTATCAAAATTAGATAATCTCTCAAAATAAGAAAGATTCTTGTTTTCTGGGGTTACATTGTCTATAAACGTAACCTTACTGTGGGGATCTACCTTAACAAGAACCTTATCTTTTTTGTATATTACAGAATATGGATTATGTTTTCTCGCAAAAAAAGGAAAAACAATATCCTTAAACTTTGAGTGGCTCAAGTTCTCCCCAGCTATTGCCTACTTCGAAATCTACATCAATAGGACAGTTAGGGATACTAATTCCTCTGTCTATCTGAATAGACTTACGCATATTCTGAGCCCAGGTATCAACTAGATCTTCTCTTACTTCCGCGACTATAGAGTCGTGAACAACAGTAAAAGGTATGATCTCTCTCTGATAGTTGTTATCTTCTATCCATTTCATAGCATCTACAAGACCTAAAAGATTAATGTCAGACGCTACACTCTGTACTAAGAAGTTAACCCCAGACCTAATTGCGTGACCTGCTACGCCTCTATTTGGAGATTTACTCTCTGGAAGTCGGCGCTTTCTGCCGAAGAAGCTATAGATATAGGCATTGCTTGCAATGAAATCATTGGCATGATCAATCCATATCTTTAGATTACTAGCTTCTCTAAAGTATTTATTAATAAACATTTTAGCTTCTTGATAGGTAACGTTAGCAGTTTCTGCAATTTTACCCGGCCCTGCTTGATACATGATACCGAATGTAATTGCTTTTGCCCACTGTCTATTATCTGGATATAGTTTTTTAACTTCTTCTACCTTGCACGGCAGATTGAAAATCTGTTTAGCAATGTAAGAGTGGAAGTCTAGTTTTTCTACGAACGCTTTCTGTAAGAATTCGTCATTACTGAGAACTGCTGCGTAATACACTTCCGCAGTCTTCAAGTCTCCCTGAACTATCTTATAACCCTCTCGGGCTTTAAACATCTTTTTGATGTCCTTATTGTCTCGAGGAATATTTTGATAATTAATTACTCCAGAGCTAGATAGACGTCCGCTGGTAGTTCCATGAATATTGAAACCACTACGTAGTCTTTTATCAGAGCTTAATCCGCTAATAATACCTTCAAGATATGTATCTTGGATCTTTTTCTTTTTACGAAGATCTAGTATTAGATTAGATAGAGGATGATCTAGTTCTTCTAGAACTTCCTTATCTGTTGACCAAGCGCCGGAATCTGTTTTCTTTACTGGCTCTAATCTTAGAATAGTAAAGAAAAGTTCTCTAAGTTGCATAGTGCTATTGGGATTGAACGTTTTTTCATATATACGCTCAAATCTAGCAACAGCTTCATCTTGATAAATCTCTTTTAGAGTTTTATCAATTTCTACTTTGTAGTTATCTACAAGAGTTTGGGCGAAAGCTACATCAATAGGGCCTCCGTTTCTCTCTAGAACCATTAGTGATTTACTAGCAGGTAGGAGAATTGTCTCGTAGAGACTTTTAAATTTTGGATTCTTATCAACAAGAGGTTTGAATTTTAGATATAGTTGAAAAGAAGCATCCGCATCCTTACAAGCATAAGGAGCCAGGATGTCTAAGGGTAACATTCCGTAATTAAAGTCTTCTAGCTTGAGCTTGCTTTTTCTACAAAAAGCTTTTTTATATTCATCTAGTTCGCGCTCATAGTCACCTAGATCGGTATATTTCATAGCTAGAGGCTTAAGTCCATGCGTGCCTACGGCTTCTTCTAAGCAATAGTGAAGAAGCATGGTATCCTCAAAGTCAGGAAACTCCCAACCTAGTTGATAGTTCAAGAACTGTTGATCGAATTTGCCGTTATGGAATATTACTTTTTTAGTTTTAAGTAGATTTTTAATTTCTTCTTTATGCTTTAGGATTATATCAATAGATATAAATACACCTTCGTGAGGTTTAGTACTAAAGGCAACTCCGATTATGTCATTGTCCATAAAAGATAGACCTGTAGTTTCGATATCGCATACTACTTCTTTAGCATCTATAAAGCTAGAAGACATATATTGATTATATGATTCCTCATTATCTATATACAGATGGGTCTTATCATTTACAACTACGCTATAGTTACCATCTACGATTTGAGAAATAGTAGATAGGGCTTTAACGATATCATCTCTACTCTGTGGTTTAACAGATATGATGTTAGGATGCATCAATGGAATATACTTATCTTTTACAATGGTTCCATTGTATTTAGTTATTCCAGTCATACCACATACATGCTTAAGAGCTTCGGCACCTAC